TGTCGATACGATAGCGATGCAACGAAGGTTATTATTAGAATCTGCACAGTTGTTGAGCTTATCTAAACTTAAGAATGAACAATTAATTAAACACAGAGGGTTAAACTGATGGACGATGAAAGAGAGCAGAGTAATAAGTTTTTATTTATAGTTGTAGTTGGTGGTCTAGGTCTTTGTTTAGTTGCCGCTGGCGTTGGATGGATTTATGACTTGGTGGTGAGTTATGTTTAAAAGTATAAGCTATCAAATATTAAAGGTGTTTTGTGTGCTTTGTTTTCTTGCTGTTTGCATGATACCAACACAGGCATATTTACTTGCAGGAAATTAAATTGATTATATTAAATTTAAAGGAGGCAAAAGTAATGATTAAAACTAAAAACTTTAACCCTGAAACGGATATTAAACTTTGTTGTACTTGTGGTGAGACTGGTTGCGATAAAAGAAGCGTCAAACAAATGGCACTTAATATGTTGCAACGTGTTAGAGATGAGTACGGTTTACCGATGACTGTAACGTCTGGGGGTCGCTGTCCTTTGCATAAGAGTGAAAAGCATAGAAGTGTACCCGCTGACCATCAAAAGTGTTTAGGTGTCGATATACGAATCACAGGAATAGCAATGGGGACTAAGTTAGCCGCTATAGCTGGTAAGTGTGGATTTAATGCAATAGCGATTAATCTAGAGCTTGGTTTTATTCATTTAGGATATAGACCAGAAGTTAACAAAATAGTTACTTGGCAATATTAAGGAGATACCATGAAAAAAGAATCAATATTTATACGACTAGAAAAGTGGTGGGTAAGACTCAACAGAGAGAGACTTGAAAAAGCAGTAAAGAATGATCCTTACTGCTAATTCAATTGACGCATGATTAAAGGTTAATTATGCGTTGCTTCTTGATATCTCTATCCACTGATTAACCCTAGAATCATACTGCAAAGTTAATCTAGATCTTGGTCCTGAAGTCATAGCAAAGTCAGCAGCGCCATCTAGCCTTATATTGCCAATATTGTGTTTAACAGTAACAACTCTTGTTGAACTTGCTCCTGATAAAATAAGTATTTCCCCATCAGTCCCACCATTAATAGTATTTAAATCATCAGTTGCAGAGGCTCCTTCTGTATCGGTTGTTTGATATGTATTTGTTGCGGTTATCACCCCTACAGATATAACCTGTGATGCTCTGTCAAGTTTTATGAACTTATCAATACTAGTGAAAGTTATCCCTGTTTCAGCTACACGCATTTCGTGAAGCGTTGGCAATCCGTTATTAGATACAATAGCATTGTTAGGCGAGGAAATAGCCATAGAGCCACCACCAGCAGCAATAGCACTATCAGAATCCTTGTAAGCTATATCAGACCAACCAGTATTTGCCCCATTAATCGGCAAATCTTGAAAGGAGTTAACCATTCTACCGCGTGATTGGCGCATAAACATAACGCGATTTACTTCACCTAATTGTATTTGTGACTTTAATCTAGTTCCAAAAAAGTTTATTGAATACCCTCTTTTAATGTAAAGATAATTTATATTTCCACCATTAAAAAACATATCATTAACCCTAGTTATAGGGTCTGCTCCGCTAGGTACGTCAATAAATACATCCCAATTCGGCATGTCAACTTGACCGCTTGCACCATCCGACAAATAGGTTGCTGGTATTGATATCTCAGTGTCAGAAATATAAGCTATAGTATAGTTTCCGTCGTAACTAGTTGTACCCGTGACATTAACGTCACCTTGACCATCGAATAATAAATGATCGGTGGTAAATGTTACTTTTACATTACTACCATCAATATCAACAATAGAGTTTATTGTTAGTAATCTTGTTCTTTGGGCGTTCGTAAATGTACATTGATTAAAGTAGCTTTCTACAGCTTGATTTGCTGTAGAGCCTTCTATCCTTAAATTGTATCGACCTGCATTTATGCCGATACAATTATTTAACTTATACTCTCCGCTACCAGATGCCCCGTTCTTTATCACCCAATTATCCTGGGTTGCATCGTTAGCATTTATATTTGTCAGTGGATAGCCTGACCCCTCAGTAAGCTCAACGTTATTTCCGCCAGCTTTTTCTGCGTGTATATTGTCAATTTTGCCCCATGCACCCTCACCTAGTATTAGATTGGTGGTCCTATCTCTTATCCAAAGATTAGATAATACCGCGCCTTTTTGACTAATTGCGCTAGTATCAGAAGTTGAAACACCTGTAGAGCCAGTGCCCGACACCATAAAATCTCTAAATGATGAACGGTAAGAGTTTATATTAAAGCGAATATTGTTACCCATATTTGTGCTTGGGCCATCCCCGTAAATTGACTGCCCTGTATCTACAGTCTCAAAGTAAACATCTGAATTAGACGAATAGTGACCAGATGGAAAGTATAGCGCTCTCTCTGAATTTTTTGGCGTTTGAGATCCTAAAGTTTGAGGTGAGGACTGCCAACCAGTTTTAAGTGCGGTAAGCGCAGAAAAAGAACTAACCCCATCACGCGTAACTCCTATAGATAAGGCGTTTACGGCACCATTTACAACTAATGACCACTGATTACCATTACCATCATTTAACAGCCAGTCATTAAGCTGTGCTGGTGATTGAGAAACTGTTTGTCCTGTTAGTCCTGTTTGTATCCAATTGCCATTGCCATTATCACCACTAGAAAAAAACCCACTAGTGCCTATGTTTACGTTAGCCGCGTATGTTGCAGTACTAGCAATCAACTCCGTAGTTGTTAATTGATTGGCGAACGCCTCTGAAACATCAGCAGCAGCTTCAGCAGCAGCTTGCGCTGTAACACAATCAGCAAGTATTGCTTGAAACTCTAAAAGTTGCGCGTCAGTTGGTGGCACTATTGCGTTTAATAGCTCAGGCAAACTTGTTGCTGTACTGTCTTGATTTACCGTGACAACGCCTAAGTTTTTAAAGTTTGTAGAAACATGATCTTTATATTCAACAAGTATCAAGCCGAACTGAAGCTCTATTGAGTAAGTACCAGAAACGCCAATAGTCAAAGATGATTGAGCGCTTTGTATTGTGCTGCCTGTTGTAGTTCTGTGCGTGAATCTTACCTCGTCACCTATAGCTAACTTACTGCTCGGGTCAAGAAGTGTTCCAGATATTATTATGCTAGCCATTATTTATTCCTATATAGTTCGTTAATGTATTTTCTATTTACTGTATTTTTTATTTCTTCTTTGATGTTTATGTCTTTCTTGTTGCTAACACTCTTTCTTATACTTGTTATTTCTATGTTGATTTTCGCTAACTCATTACTATGGTCAACAGTCTTTATTTTTTCAGCAACCAATGGTTTAACAGGTTTGTTTTTTATTTCGTTTATTGATTTAACTAGCGGATCAATACGACAATTTAACCTTGAAATATCTTCCTTGTAGTCAATTTGTTTAACTGGCTTTTTACTATTTAACGCTGTTAACTCTTTTTCTAACCTTGAGATGTCAACACTGTAATCGATATGCTTTTTATTTTTTAACGCTGATAGGCTTTTATTTAATTCAATGTTTTTATCGTTTAAGTTTGAAAGATCTAGCTTTAACGCATTGTTATTTTTATTTAATGACTCTATATCTTTTTTATAGTCAACTTGCTTAACAGGTTTTTTGTTTTGTAGTGCTGATAGCTTTTTATTTAGTTCTGTATTTTTATCTTTTAATTCTGAAATGTTTATCTCAAGCTTGTCATTACTTTTTTTTAGTGACTTTATATCTTCACTGTAATCAATTTGCTTGACAGGTTTTTTGTTTTTCAGTGCTGCTATTTGTTTATTTAGTGACTTTATATCTTCACCATAATCAACAGGTTTTTTACTATTTAATAACTTTAACTCTCCCTCTAAAAGCCCGTACTTTTTATTTAAATCACCAAGTATTCTGTCTAGATTTTTATTTGCCTCTTCTAAAATGTAGATGCCTTCTTGGTAATTAACCGGCTTCGGGATAGGTTTGCTTTTTAACAAAGCTATCTCTTTTTCCATCCTGTTTAGTTTTTCTACTAATGACTCGTTCATTGGTAAGCCTTATAATTTAATTTTGTTAATTGTAACATATTAAGGATGTGATCCATTCCCGTTAATATAACGCGCTGGAGTATCACCGAAAAATGTAACTGTTGCGCCATTATCAACAACACCACTACCAGCTAAACCGCCAGCAGCATCATTGTTAACTCCAATATTCCCCCACCCTGAACCAGTGCCGTCAATTTCACCATTTGAACCTGTCGCACCTTCCTCCGCTTCATTGCCTAACGCTATGCCAAATTGACCACCTAAACCAGCAGACCGACCATCTCCACCAGTACCACCAGCACCAGAAATAAACAAAGGCCCAGAGGTTGTGTGATCGAACCCACCATCCCCACCACTTGGTGCGCGCATATACCCGTCAGCAACAGGGTAAGCAACAGATGGTGTTGCACCGCTAAAGTAAATGTCAGTGTCAACACCTTGAGCATCGTAAACAATGCCGCCAGCTAGTCCGTTTTGTGCAGGAGAGTTAATTACAACAGGAAAGCCTGAGTTTTTTGTTATGCTTTGCCCTTGTCCACCTTCGCCGCCATCAGCCTGACCATCGAACGCGTTAACCATAATGATTATTAGTTTTGAGCCAGTAGCGAAAGCACCAGCCCTAATAGCTGTTGCACCTTGTGAATATGTACCATCTAAAATAAAGGTTAAATCTACTGACTGACTTGGGGCACCAGCAAGTATATAAAGGTTTACACTGCCTAGCGGTTCGGTTAAAACAATCTCACTACCAGTGTTGAAAGCAGCCTCATAAGACATAGTGGTTATATCGTAAATTCTACCGTCTTTTTCATAGCGCGGATTTATCTTTAATATTTGAGCGCGTATATTTCCAGAGGGTAAGCCGTTAGCCGCTTGATCGACAGATGTAACCAAGTCTACAACATCACCAGTTTTAAATGTTAATACCCTTTCTTCTGTCTTGAACGAGCGAATAAAAGGTGTAAATTTAAATCTGCTAACATAGCGTTGCGTCAATAAATTAGCTGCATCTTCAGTAAGTAAAAAGTTATTATCGAATTGCTTATCTTTATGTTTAGAAAATAGCGCGTCACTAATCAAAGTATTGTCAGAAAATTGACTAGCTTTTTTATAACTGGGTGTGTCATCACTAAATGCTAGATCTCTTTTACCATAAACAACTAACGCCCTTGATGCCCTAATTGATTCTTTAGGGGCTTTATTTATCGTGTAAGAGTTTATTTCCTTACCTTCAACAAGTATCGCTGTGGATTCTTTCCACACACTTATCGCTGATAATTTAACTAGGTTCTCAGTAGTTGAAAACCATAAATCCATAAGGAAACCTGTAAGTATTCTATTTAGTACGGTGTTAACGCTTTCTGACTCAGTATGTAACGTATTTATTACGTCTGAAGCGTGCCATTCTGCCCACTCTGCGGCCCATTCAGCGACAGGGATTAAAGAAGCGTCAAGGTCACTATCAGTCAATATTCTAGCTAGTAATAAATCGCCTGTTTCATCATCCGACAAATCACATATAAAAACTTCATCACCAGCACTATGGCTACTTGCTGAAGTCTCAGTTAATAACACAGCAGATACGGGAGCAAATAAATCACCGCCTCTAGTAGTAACATTCAATGTGGCAGTAGGTGTTAAGTTATTTGATACACTTATTACTTGTGATATTTCGTCACCATACCTGACAAAAACAGCGCTCGAGTAATCTGTATTACCATCAACAGGTATAGCGGTCACTGAATCATCGATATCTAAGCGAAGTACCCCGCCCGTATTTATAGGCCATGATTTATCATTAAGGTTAGCTACTGCAATGACATCTTTACATTCTAGTGTCCACTCACCGTTTTTAGGGTTTAGCTTGAAAGCATTGGCTGTATAGTACCTAGTTTCAGCACCATTAACTAAGTCTACGCTTCCATCTGGTTCAACGCGATAAAGTTTAAGTCTAACGTCTTTGTTTTCAAATATTTGTCGTGCGTTTAATTTGCCAAAGAATGTGCCTTGATTTTTAACGGCAGTAGTTACACCAGCAGCTCCAATATTAGGATCTTGTTTATCAAAGTCATTAAAGGTTATAGATAACGAACCCCTTGCTGATAACCCATCACCTGGCTTTAGCTCTGTGGTATTTTCTTTTATAGGAGTCATGCACCTGTAAATAGGTTCACCGCTAATACTTGGAAGAATAGGGGCGTTTTCATTAGTGAAATAATAAGTTTTGTATTCATTTGTCCATGCTTGATCACAGGTTAAAGGGGTGCCAAATCCATCAGATGAGCCAAGCGTACAAACTCCAGTAATGACAGGAAGGTCAATTTCAAATACTTCAAAGTGACGCTGGACTCTCATACCTTGAGTTGCTAAAAAAGTACTCATTATGTTAACCCGTTATATACTGTGAATTTTAAAGTGATCACATCTAGTGTTGGTGTTTGAGGGTGAGATTTAACGCCAGGAATAGGGTTGTAACAAGTGTAACTAGACTCAGGTTTATCTTCAAACTCTTTAATAAAGAAAGGCTGCTCATAACTAAAGTCAATAAAGCTTTGCCATGTGCCCTCTGTAAATACAGCTAACTCATTAGGAAGCGACAACGTACCAATTAAAGCTTTAGATCTTTGTGTTGATGATATTGGGCCTACTTCTAAAGTACTATTACTTCTTTGTGTTACATGCCTATTTAACCAGTTTCGTGCGTACCCTGCTTGCTGACCTTTTTCTATAGCTAAGTATTCACCAGCAGCGATAAAGCTAACGGTCATTTGATAGTTGTTAGGCACAGTTACAAATTGAACTATTAAATCTGTAAAATTCATCTCGGGAAATGTAAACATTATATTATTATTTCTAGTTATAGAAACCGTGTCAACTAACGTTACTCCATCAAATAGATTTACAACCGCGCTAGCTGGTGTTGCTGCTGTCTGTCCAGATATAGCCACATAGCTAATATTAGCTTGTGCGCCGTAGCTAAATGCAAAGTGGCCCGTGCTAGTTCCGGCAGTAACATTTAATGAATGATCGGGGTCTGATACGTTAGCCGCGACCTCATTTACACCCAAATCAGTTACCGTAGGAGTTACACCAATTAAAACGTTTGAAGTTGATATTGCTAATTCAGCCATTAGTTAAACCTTCCTTCTGACATTCCTTTGTTAAGAGCTTCGGCAATAGCGTTAACTAAATCATCACCTGTATCTGTACCAAAGGTTATTGTTTGTTGATTTGAACCGCCAGCGCTAGCATCAGTCAACTCTAATGATGATGTTTGCTCTTGAAAGTCTTGCTGTGTTGGCGCTACTGTTCCTGATCCTCCTGCACCCTCTGAAACTGTTCCTCCGCCTTTTGTTGAGCTTAGGGCGTTAGATAATTGAGCGGCACCCATAGCAGCAGCAAGCGCAGCACGACCGAAAGCTGTAAAAGGATCACCACTAGATAACTGCATCATTACAGCGGCAGCAGTATCGGCAACAATTAAACCAGCTTTTATTGCTTTGTTATCCTCAAGGAATGCAGCGTTAACAACGGCAGCAGCTTTGCTGTAATTACTAAAGTTTTTAAGCCTTTGGTCTAAGCTTGCTTGCTCTTCTTTAGTGGATTGCTTTACTGCTTTGGTTCCGCCAGTAATAACAATTTCTAAAGCCTTTTGATTATTACCAAGTAATTTATCTATTTTTTCTTGAGATAGTTTGGTTCTTTCTTCTAGTACGGAAGCGAATGTATCAGTACCGTTAACAAGGTCAGTTAGTGCTGCCCTAGATAGTTCAATTATATTACCCCACCCATTTGCTATAACTGCAAACAAATCAGATGATGTGCTACCTATAACCTTTAACGCTTCAATTGCAGTTAATATCTCGCCTGAGTATTCAGCTATCAACGCGTTATTTTCTGCGCTGAACTCAGAGCCTAGTTTAGAAAATGCGACACCAACTTCTTTTATTTTATCGATTTGATCTTGCGTAAGAGTTACGCCAAGCGCTTCGAATTCGCCTTTTAATGATTTTAACTCTTTAGCACCATCTTGAAGTAATGGTATTAAATCAGTTGTATCACTGGCGACTCCCTCTAAAGCAAATGACATTTGATTACCAGAAACGCCAGCATCCTCCATCCGCTTAACCATTTCTTGCAACACATCAGGGCCAGACATATTCTGGAATTCTCTAGCCAAGACATTAGCCTCAGCGCTGGACAGTTTCATAACATCGATAAAATCAGAGAATCCACCACCACCTGTAGCTATGAACTCACCAATTTTCTCGTTTGTATCTTTAGAAATATCACCAAGTTTTTCAAGGGTAATGCCTACTGTATTTGTGGCAAATGCTAATGCTTGCATTTCCTCAACAGTTTCGTTTGCTCTGTTTGCTGCTACCTCTAATTCTTTAGAAAATGCAACAGCAGCTCTTGTTGAAGTTGTTATTGCGGTCACTGCTATAGTTGCAGCGAGAAGGGCAGACTTACCCATTTTTGCAAATGAGTCATCAGTCTTTTTTACAGACTTATCTAGATTGTCTATCTTTTTATCTGTAGCTGTTAGTTTTCCGTCTGCCTTTTGGGTTCTGGCATCTAACTCTATAATTAATGATTCTTTAGCCATTCTTTAGATGCCCCGTTTTTTAATCTTTCATAGTTAAGCATAACTGAAGTATCTACACTTTTACTTGTGCTTTTAAAAAGCTTTTTGACTTCAACAAAGTCAAGACTCCACGCCTCGGACGGGGATATACCTTTACTGTTTACACATTCTTCCCACCAGTGCCAATAATCAAACTTAAATGGTTCGAATGCTTTTCTTATTCCGCCGAGGTATCCGTCTTTTTTTCGTCTAGGTTCTCACTATAATAAGTATTTATTTTTACACTTATATCAACCATGATTAAAGGCCACGGGTCAGACAGTTGATCGTCATTTTCGCTTGCAGTCCAGCCAACTCTAAAACTAGCATCTTCAAGCTCTGCC